CTCCTTGTCCTGCGCCTCCGAATATCGGCGCTTTACCCAGTGTGTTAGAAAGTATGTTAGATTTATCAGCAAGGGTAAGAATGAAATATTGATCTTTGCTAGATTTAAAGTTTTCAATAGCATCTAAATTTGATTTAGTGTTAGGTATAGAAACATCCTTACCATTTACATCTGGGATTGCGCTTCCATCTTTTATAGCTTGTGCTAAAATGTCCAATCGCACGTCAGTGGTACGCGCCTTTATTTTTAGCCACTGAGCACGTGTCATAGGTGCATACATACTACGTCTTTCCGTTAAAAAATCTCTGAATCGAAGCATTACCGTTACTTGTTTTTAACTGTATTTATGTATTTATAAGACACAAAAAACCCGGGAAAGACCCGGGTTTTGAATTACCGATCGTAAACGTATATGTCTGCTTTTTCAGCGAAGGAAAGGGGAAGGGATACATTGTAACGACGATTACCCATTCTATGGCCCCGACCTTGAAGCTTTACATACTGACGTCTTGAACTACCTTTAGACTTTTGGAATTCATTGGATTCTTTTACGGTCTTGCGGATTGCCTTGATCCAAGCTTGGTCATCGGGGTCTTTCAGATCTACAGTTGCGATATAAGAGTTTGTGCGGTCAGACTTAATAATCATAGAGGTATCTCCTTATTGATAATACTACTCTACCGCTTTTCAAATCGATTGTAAACCCCCTTTTTTAAAATTTATAAAGATATTTTGCTATATGCCCAACAAATGGTAGAAGCATCAATGCCATTATTAAATTCATTCCAGTATGTGCCATAGCTATTCGAAGGGTATCACCTCTAGGCCATCCGTCTGAAACAAAAAAGCCAGCTAGCCATATCGTACCCGTGGTACCAATATTAGCCCCTAGAACTGCTGCAACTGCAGCTGGAAGAGGTAAAGCCCCAGATGCAACTAATGCAATAATAGCTGTAGTTGAAAGAGAGGAGGATTGCCACAAAAGAGTCATGACTATTCCGCCGACGAACATATAAATTGGATTACCTAAAAAGAACTGAAGGTGGTCCATATTACCCATCGACTTCATACCTCCCGAGAATGTTTTGAGGCCAATATAAAAAATCACCAACCCTACAAGGGCGGTGATTACAGGATTTCCTAGGTCCATTTTTTTTACCTTTTTCCAGAGTTTAGTAGTTGACATATCATCATCCTTAATATTAAAAGACGATTTATTTATACCCCTAGAATACGAGCCGCCTCCCTTTTATTATCATGTGGTAAGGACTTACCAGCCATAAGGTGTTCTACAATTTGATGGAAGTAAAAGGCGGCATCCTCCTGACCGTCAGCATCTAAGACCTCTGCGCAATCTTTGAAAAACATTTTTAGTTTCATATCCTGCAGACCGTCACCTAATGCTGCCTTATGTGTTTTACCCCGCCGTTGATTCATACCATCCTCCTCTTGCAAGCATCTCTTTGAATTTAACCACAGCGTCTGCATCCAAGGTTATCTTAGATGCAGGAACGCCATCGTCTTTACTATACTGCCTTAAGGTTGTTCCGTAAACCCCCTCAGACAAATAGTATACGTGAACATGGTTATCGTGCACGTACTTGGTCATGGTTAAGCAGCATTCCGATATTCGAGAATGATATCTGCAAAATCGACACCACGTTTAATTTTAAGACGTTTTGCGCCTTTTTTGGCTAAAGCTTTATTTTGTTTCATTTTATTTGTGTCCGTAATCTTGGGACAGAATCTGAACCCTTGAATATCAAAGTGATTAGCGAAATCATTAAAGGTTGCAAAGGTTAGATTATTATTAATAGATTCTTGGTAGAACTTTTCATAGTTATCCCAAGTAAATCTATTAGTCGGAAGGCTTTCAGCAAGTAAATCGTTCTCGCGGTCGTTATTTACTGGTTGAACGAAATTTCCGCCGCTGACGTAATCAGCAGTGTCGGTATAAAGATACATCTCATCCCCATGTTCAATCTCAATATTGTGTTTATCTACTAGTAGCCAATCATAGTCACCGTTATCATCAGCGATGATCTGACATACATACGTCTCTGACATGGGCTGATAACGCATCACGTCCAGTGCAAGATCGCCATACTTTTGACTTTTAAGCATAATTTCCGTAATTTCCATAATGTATCTCCTTAGATTAAGCGGCAGTCGCCAGTTCGACTGCCTTGTTTGCTGCAACAACCTTACGTGCTGCGTTTTGACCAAACCACTGAGAGTGGAGGCGGTTATCTTTGTTCCGACCTTGTACGTGATCGGTAACAAAGGTTACTGAGTTGAAGGCCTGCCACCAAGTACCTTGTGCAAATTCTGCACCTGGCTGGGTATCAAGAACATCAAAGCAGAGTTTAGCATTGCGAGAAAGATCCTCGTAAGCTTTAACTTCTTTTGGCATTTCTGTGCGAGAAGTATTTGGGAATACTGAATTATAGTATTCGATAAGTGACTCGGCAGAGGTTTTACGTGAACCAAGGAACTGAGCCATTTCTTTGTACTTAGCAAATTTCTCGTGAGCGATGCCAAGTGTTTCTTTTACCATATCTGGATTAAACTCAGTACGGTGAGAAAGACGTACACTATTTTTAGATTCGGCTTCCAGTGACATAGTCAATGTATTGTTGCAAACCACACGGATTGGTGTGAAGCGAACATCGATTGATTTGCCATACTTATGGGGGTTACTAAAGAGCAAGTAAGAATCGATAGTATCCTCGCCGAATACGTCGAATGATTCCTTGACCTTTGCCAGTGCCCAAACATATTCACCATCACGTAATGAACCTGCTGTGTGCATTTCCATATCACCAGCAAGAACAAATTCTGAAAAGAATTCGAAGGCGGTTTCGTTTTGGACTGGGTTCCAGTTTTCACCGATGTTGGTGAGGATGCGACCGTCTGAACCACGGATAAGTGATTTTTGACCGGTGGGCATTTTTTCGCCATTGAATTCTACGAATGACTCGACTGCGTGAACTTCCCAATCCACTCCAGCTTTTTTCATCATTTGAATTGGTGTAAGATCGTTAGAGACCTTTTCACCAAGACCGTGCCAAGGTAGTTCGCCAGCGTATGCCATAGTTTCAACCATATGTGCCATAATATATTCTCCTATTTGATAGATACTATCTTGTCGTATTTCGATTCATTTGTAAACCCCCTAATTCAAATAATTACGACATTTTTTTAATTTATTTGAAATAAATTTAGGGTCGTTTATTTGACGGTTGAGGGGCGATGGATGGGGTAAGGTAAAGTGATCCACACCAAGTTTAGTTAGTACCTTAGAGACTAAACCACCTAATGCTATTACTTTATCGTGCCCGCGTACGCACGCGAGTACGTGCTCGCGGTCGAGCGTGCGCTTGTCCCAGTGTGGATCGTGGGATAGATTGGTAAAGGCTACAATGCCCACATCCAATTCATCAATCCAATCCTGTAGACGATACCAGGCACAGCCTTTACGGTACTGTGCCTTAGTAGGATTTATTCCAATGATTATACTAGGCATTGTACTTGTAGTGGCCTTTAAATGCCGAACCAATAACTCCATCTCCAGATCCGGCTAGTTCTAACATCCAAAGTATCCGAGACACCTCGGCTGAATTAGGGGCTTCGTTGATGTCTTTAGTCAAGCGGAACATTTTAGTCCTCTTGACCTTAAGCTGTTTTAAATACTCTAATCCAAGCTCTTTTGCTTCTGCCAGAGGAAGATTTTCAATACCACGAATATTCATATTACCACTCCTTATAGTAACCCATCTCTTCATTATAGTCATACCCAGCGCGATAGGCTTCAAGTTCATCTGCGCTCATTTCACCTTCATCTACCCGATTACTTTGATAAGTTGCGCTGCAAAAAAAGTGAGGATTAAACCCACGACGATAATACGAATCAGCAGATCCGCGATCCCAAGGACCTCCATGGCGGTCATCGTATTTTTTTCCATTATATGTAACTCCCATTATACCATTTCCTCGTATTCTACTACGGCTTCGATTTCTTTGATAAGTTTCTTACCATAAGGGGTGAATAGGATACCTTGTTCCCAAACAAAATGTTCTACGTCTTGAATGTGATAGAACTTTTCAGGACCAATAATCCATCTGATAGCGGTGAGGCGATCGATAGCACCAAGACCCATTACGTCTTTGATCCGAGCCTCGAACTTTTCGATACACTCTTTTTCGAAGAGCTTTTCAGCTTTAGTATTCGCTTCGAGTTGGTAGCAAAGTTCGTCCCACATCTGCTGTTTAACTTCGTCGCATTCGTGATAGAAACTAGAAAGGTGACCGCCGTCTCTGGCGGGGTCACGAGTTCCATAAACATCTTTTACGAGGTCTGAGAAAACATCATTCGAACCGAAAGTGTACATTGTATTATCTCCTTTGATAATACTAATATAATGTATTTCAGTTCAAATGTAAATCCCCTCCCCCCTGACTTTTTTCATTTTTTTCGAATTTTTTTATTCTTTTTTCCAGATAGTCCAAGCACCATAGGCAATAGCTATTCCTGCGGCTATCTTAGCGAGTGGGGCTAGAAACAAAGTCATAAGACCTAAAGCTACCAGGGCAGCCCCATCCCATGAGGTTCTTTCCTTCATTCTACTTTTTACCCAATCCATTTTCGATTTCCTCCAATCGTTTTTCTATGCTGTCTATTTTACTGGTTACCTTGGGATAGCGTTTACGCCAGGCATCAGGATCATCCTGTAACCAGTCCCAACCAAACCTATCCACAAGATAATCCAATAGCTTGTCAAATTTAGACATAAGCCATAAAGCAGCGCGGGTATTTCTAAACCATGCCAAAAATGCTGCACCCACTAGAGATCCAGCAATGGCTGTATAGATCCATAATGTGTCACCGAACATTCTTGATAGCACTTCCATTAGATTCCTCCGTATGTACTCATAATAGCTGGACCAAACAAACTCATGACCCACATAAGAACTGCGATACTGAATATACCAATCAGTAGCCATTTCATTTTAAAGTCATCCACCTTCATTTGTAGTCCGAGCACTTCGTTCCCTAAAATTCGGATTGCAAGCTCAAACTTACCTTCCGGATGATCCACCGCTTCGATCATTTTTTGTTTTTCTTCAGCCATTTTCTTTCTCCAAATATTTGATATAATTCGACATGCCATGATCTCTCGCTCCATCGAAAGGTTGTCTTTTTTTCCATGCTGCCATACGACCACGCCAACCGTCTTTAAATCTTTGCCAACTTGTCATCTTCCTAATGTTTCCATAGAAGTTTATATAGCGCAACTCCCCATGATGTCTATATCCCATCCATTTAAACGGAACCTTAGGAACTATATCATTGTTATTTACATGTCTATAATGTGGGGCTTTAATTGATTTCACCCATTCAGCATTTCCTGCTCTTGGTGAGCCGTATGTGTATAGACCAGTAACTTTATCACCCAACCTGCTTGCTGCGATAGTAGCCATTGCACCACCCAGAGAATGACCACAGATATACAAATGGTAACACTTCTGGGCTTCCATGACCTCTAGAATGTTGTGCCAAATTTTATTAACTTCTTCTTGGAATCCATTGTGGACTTTACCATGGCCATTGTGTGCTGCATCAGGCCAGGCATTTAGATCTGCTTTAATATCAGAAAATTCGTCTGGCTCTGTGCCTCTAAAACATATAGCCATTTCCTTATCGTCCCAAATTACATGACACTGCGCACCTTTCACTTCGATGAACTTGTGACCTTTCCATCCCATTTTCTTATAAAGCTTTTTGGCTTCTTTCCCATCCAAATAAGCAATGCCGGCCAACTGCGACATTTCATAACATCTCTCAATAGACATAATACCTCCTAGTCATTAAGTGGATTGTCTAAAGCCTCTTCAATTGTTTTCTTGATTTCGGTTTCAAGATCATCCATTTTAAATTCTAGATCAGCGGTCGTCTCTTTCATAACGTCACGTGTATCTTTTTCAGATTCTCTCATAGTCATTTCCACCTCCCTTAAGGTAGCGGAAGTTTCTGATCTAATTTCGCCCATAGTATCTCTGATCTTTTCAAGCTCTAGTTTTAGGTTGTTCGACATTACCTCTAGTTCGTCTTGAGCTTCTTTTAGATCAGCCGCGGCTTCAGCCAATTGTTGTTTTGTTTTATTCTCAAATTTATCTATAGTATTTTCGGTCTTAATTTCAAATGATTCGATTGAATCCTTTGTCTTATCAACTGATTCATCTACCTTAGCATCTAAACGATCAAGGGTACCTTCCATCTTCAGCAGGTCGTCCTTTAGATCGTTTTTAATATCTCTGGTATACGTTATTGCTTCATCAATCCGTAGCATAGACTCATCTAGCTTTTGTATCACTAAAGCATTCTCTGCAGCTATAGCATCGATGTCAATCTCTTGTATAATCTCTTTCATATCCATGTAGTCTTTGTAGAACTCAAAGCCGGCCCAAGCTGCACCGCCTAACGTGGATAATGCCGTCAGAACGGCAAACATTTTTCCGCCCCTGAATGTTGTGCCAGCAAATTCAAATTCTGCCATTTATCTTTCTCCTAATGGTATTTCTATTCCTGCTACTATACCCTTTAACTTATAATCTTCTATCCCCGGCATAGCAAAAAAGTTACCAGCTTTAAATCTAGCCATTGGAACTATGTGGGCTGAAGTGTATCCCGTCATAAATCCCAATTCAATGTTATCATTTAGATCCCAACTTAAATAATTACCTATTTTCTTTTCACTATTTACAAGTAATCCGTAATTATAACGACCTCGCTCACATGTGGCATATGGATGAATCATATTATAGCCGTCATCCATATTCAAATGGAGTGACAGCGCCAACCCTAAAAGACAGTTCATCTATTGTCGTATTGCATCCTTACTAGTGCGTTATGTTTTTCGTCACTTGCCCCGTTAAAGAATCTTGAATTTGGGTTATCATGATTTTTTTGGTTTGGGTAAATCTCCTTTGGTTTATAAAAATCTGCGTCAGCCATTTGAAGTTGTTGGTATTGGCTGAATAATGGGTTATATCCTAAAAGTGCGGATCGTGCATCTTCATCATCACTGCCTTCAAATGCCTTTGCTACCAGCTCGGCTTCTTCCATAGTACTCATAGGTTCAGCAATTTCTTCTTTTGGTTCTGGTAGTTTAAGTTCGAATGTAGGAGATGTTACTTGACTTATAATATTATTTAAAATATCATTTGCGGTTTCTACATTTACATCATCCACAATTATTTCTAACTGCAAAACATTCTCTTCTAAATTTAAAGCTGCAAATTGTTGTTGTGAAACATTAGAAGCAATTGACTGTACGTTCTCTATTAATTGCTCCTCCATTTCAAAGGATAGTTCAGCAGACTCTTGGGCCTGCTCCATTACAAAACTAGTGGATTGTTGGTCTGATTGAATAGATGATGTTGTAGCACTGCTTATGGCATTATTGGCCGCGGCAGCAGCGTCAGCAACAGCGCCTCTAGCCACATCCAACGGATTAATCCGTACCCTTGGGCTCGTTCCAGTTTCCGCCACAGTGTCATTTAATATATCTGGTTCAAGATCGCCAGCAACTTCTATGGGCTCTTCCAACACTTCTTCAATGGCATCTTCTATTACCTCTACTACTGGTTCTGGTCCTGGCTGAGATTCTTCAATAACTTTCTCAGTACGTGGAGTTTCATTAACTTCTTCAATTGTTCCTGTGTCATTTGTCATCTCCGCCATTGCTAGTTGTTCGGCCAACATGGCCTCTTGTTGTTCTTGTAGTGCCGTAGCATATCCAGGGCATCTAGCATCATTCAAAGGATCACTACAATCCAATGGTTCTTTATAAACAAAGATGGAATAGATACCAGCTTCTCTAAACTCTGGACCCCAGTAGCCAGCCCAGTAACCAGCATCTTTACCCTCAACTTCTAGCGTAAGTGTATCAACTTTATCGCCCATTAAAAAAGGATCATACCACTGCATTCCATTTTTTTGTTCCCAGTCACTTATTGAATATGAGTAATCCCACTCTCTTTCATCAAGGACATTTCCATCATTATCTTTGACAATGACTCTTACATATAATGGGTCTTGATTATTGACTTGAACTGCGCTTGTATCATTAGCATTGTAATTTTTAACTTTCCACTGCCATAAGTATCCAACAACTTGAACACCCGCAACTTTTAAAGCATCATTTATAATGTCTTGTGTTTGAGAAACTATTGTATTATTGTATCCGAAACGAATAGCTCCATCACCATTAGTACCTATATTAGCACATGAACCACCAGACGTTCCACCCCAAGATCCATCTCCGCCATTAGAAGCTGAAGGATCTAAACATCCAGTTGTGGCTGTCCAAGAGTCTATAGAGTAAGTTGTATTTTCACTTTCAAACCATCCCGTTCCTAAAAACCCACCGTCTCCAGTCGTAGTTGCAGTAACATTATTATCAATCAGCTGTTCCATATATGTGCGTTCATTATATTCCAACAGATCATCAGGATTCGATGGAGCAGCATACAGCGTTCCCATATCAATATCTTGTTGGGTTAGGTCCTGCGCGCTAGAGTATTGCGAGAAGAGCCAAGAGCATACCAAGACCGATGAAAGTGTTTGCTTTAGCATGGGGTGTAGTTTCTTCTGTTTGTGGAATAGGTTTTTCTTCTGGGAATTCATCCCATAGTGCCTGTGCTTGGTCTCCTATAGTACCATCAAATGGGCAAGGGGTGCCAGCCATTCTCATAGCGTTGAATACCGCTGCATCTTGACACATTAAAGCTACCGCAGCAACCTTCATACCCATATTATAAAGAGCTTTAGAGTTCTTTAGTCTCTCACAGTTTATATCTCTTATGTGCCCACCACCGCTCATCCCAAGTATTTGGGTTTGCACAGAACTAGACCATGTCACTGTACAGTTGTCATTACCACCTGACATAATGGTAGGTGCTATTGCTGATGGCGGTGGGGATTCAATCTTTTGAGTAACGTCTGATGTAGATGTATTTTGATTTACATTGGCATTAGTATTGCTAGACGTACTACTCATGGTAGTATTACTAGTGTTATTGTTTGTATTAACATTAGTATTTGTATTGGTGTTTGTACTAGTATTCGTATTGGTATTGGTATTTGTACTAGTATTTGTGTTGGTGTTATCCGTAGTCACACTAGATGTATTATCAGAAGTGCTATTAACCGTGCTAGTGGTAGTGTTATCTATAGTCGAAGTATTCGTATTAGTATTTGTACTAGTATTGGTATTTGTATTATTTGTCGTACTAGTATTCGTATTCGTGTTTGTCGAAGTGGTTGTACTATCTACAGTACTAGTATTCGTGTTTGTATTAGTATTTGTATTTGTACTAGTGATCGTCGTATCATTAGTATTCGTATTATCAGTAGTTACAGTGCTAGTTGTGGTTGTAGTACTATCATTGTTTGTTTCTACATAGCTAGTACTATCAAAATTACCATCTGCGTCATTAGCGACTTGGGCCTGAACAACAGATGATGCCATAACGAAGAGAACTGCGGACAGAAGTCTCTTCATAATATTTTTCCCTTATGAATTATTAGTCTTTCGTATTTATACAAAAATTTTTTAGAAACTTTGTTTATCTACTTTTGGGGGCTCCCAGGGCTGGGGATCGGTCCAGGGTTGGAAGTTCCCTGCAGGGGAAAGTAAACATATCATACCATCGGGAAACTGAATTGTAATAGAAGCGTTTTTGGTTTCCATATTCCACCAAACAGCAACTGCACCTCTAAAATACCTATTGCTAGAATATTCCTTAACAGCTCCGTTACCTACAAACATTAATCTTTCGTCACTATTCTTTTGAATGTCGAATACAATGGGGAAATAATCACAAGGTGCGTGGATTAAAACACCCTTCCCGCCCGGTTGAGTTTCAGGTTCGGGTAATTCAGGCTTAGCAGGAGGCTCTAATTGTTGAGCACTTAATGCTGTTCCAGCAAAAATAAAACATGCTAGAAATATTGCAGTTCTTATAATACTATATCTTCCATACATTATATTCTCCTCTATAAAAAATAGGGAGCTAACCGTGGCTCCCTGCGTGTCTATTACGTGACAACCCGATAATAATATTTATGATAATATTAGAAGGAGAATGTAAGACCTACGCTGGGCTTAAATTCTTCTGCATCAAAATTATAATTGGCGCCAGCGCTTACTTCTGCTCCGCCAAGATTATAAACATATTCACCACCTATGTTTTGTAGTGTTTCATCAGTATCACCATTCAAGTAAGCTGTTGCACCCATAATTGACGCAGTTGTTTCGAAGCCAAGTTTCTCTGCATCAATATCATATGAAAGTGCCCCACCAACTCCTAAACCAGCTGCTTCGAACCCGTTAACACCTGCACCAAGTACAGTGTTTTCGGTATCAAAGTTGTAGTCCAGAGCTGCAGTAACATCCATGCCCATTACACCGAGTGTGTAAGAACCTTGCAAATTGCTAAGATCTGTCAGATCGGTACCCCAATCAGTAAATCCTACCGCTACTGATGCACCAGCTACTTCCACTTTCACTGACTCTGCCATGGCAGGTTTAGCCAGTGTCTGGTTTCCTTCTGCATCGGGCATAAGCCCGTTGTCGTCACCAATAGAAAGACCGATACCAGCAACTGATGTGCCTACGGTCCAGTTATCTAGTACAACGGCATTGCCATCTGTTGCACTAAAGTCTAGGTCTATGTTAGCCAAACCTGCAGCATCGATGCCAAGGTCTAGACCCATAGATCCGGCCATGTCGCCGGCTGCAGTTTCTGCTAAAGTTATACCGACTTCGCCAGAAATAGTTGGCCCTGCACTGGCCGTTGTGTCTTCAGCAAATGCTACGCCGGCGAACGATGTAGCGATTGCGGATGTGATAAGTAACTTTTTCATTATTATTTCCTATTATTACTTTTTGTTCCAAATCTCATATAGAACCCAAACTGCGATCAAACCAACTAGTCCTTGAGCGCCTAACATCGCGATGATACCGCTAACATTAGTAATTACGCTAGCTGTTGGGAGAAACGGAATTGCACCAAGTCCCAAGACTTCTAGTACAATCATAAGAGCTGCGATACTAATACCGACTTCTGCTAGTGCCCCTGCCCATGTTTTTACTTTGTTTAGAATTTCCATAATTGTTATTCCTTTATTTGTTATTCGCCACACTTCTGTTGCTAGGCAGTGGCCGCCCCCTGTGATTATGCTGCTAGAGCAAATCCAGATGGTGCAAAATTATCGTTTGCATTTGTGTTTTGTAAACTGGACTACATGTCGATCCTATTTCAGCCCCATCAAAAACACACCTTCTTGGCCCGACTAAGGGTTGTGTGCTGCACCACACCTATTGTGCAGATAGGCGAAGTGTGTTTTTGGTGGAGCTGCTGGGTACCGCCCCCAGGTCCATATAACCTTTATAACGTCTACTTCTTTATTTAATCACATATCCGAGAAATTGTAAATACCATAAAACTATATTTTTACTTCGTGACATAATTATCACTTTCCAATTCTCGTCGTATGCTATGGTGATATTCTTATACTTCTTTATCGTGTACGTAGAGCTGGATGAGGGCATAGTGTAATACCTTCATTAAGTCTTTTCTAGCGTCTGCAGAAGAACCCTTCTTACCGTACCGCTGTGCGTACTTGAGGACATTGCCAATACAGAAACCCGTGCCATGTCCACCATCAACAATAAATTCAGTAGCTTGGAATTTTTCTTTTGCATAGTGCTGACCATATGTGCTATCGACGTACTCCTTAAATTCTTTGATTAGTTCTGCTTCATTGAATTTATAATCAATATTTGGAACGAGAGTAAACGTATATTCGGTATCTTCATAACCCTCTTTGGGCCAATCCTTATAATCCTCAAAATCTGATGAGTCAATCATCAAGGTTGATGTATCGATTGTGACGACGTTTTTTTCTTTTGCCATATCCAAGTCTCCTCATTATTTCCATACGTTTTTCATGGTCGTATGAAATCCATTCTGTTATCTCATCTATCGTTCTGCCACACCCAATGCATGTCCTATTCGGACCAATCTTACAGACTTGAATGCATGGTGTAACATATAAATCCTTATTCATAGAATAGGTGCGAACCTATTACCCGAACCAGTTTCATTTCCTTCGCCCAAGCTGGATTAACCCAATTAGCATGGTAATGATTTGCCCCAAACGATGGATCCTCTACATTTCCTATCATAACGTCTCGTGCTATAACCTGGGCCTTTTCCCAAGCCTTTTCATCAGTCGGAGTATGATCCTTAATCATGTGGGTCCAACTGAATTGTTTATCCTGATATACCACACCGCAAATAGTATCTGGCCAACGTTGATCTTTGGCTCGGTTAGCAGTGACCTGCGCTACTGCTATTTGGCCCTCTGAGACTTCACCACGTGCTTCATGGTAAATATTAAGAGCCATACATTTATGTTGTTCCGGATCTATATCCGGACGAAGTGCTAGTGCTGTCGCAAATAATCCTGCTGCTATTCCCATGGTAATTAACCCGCTCGCTGTGTTTATTATCTTACGTTTCATGGTTATTTAGCCTTATATTCACGAGAATACTACACTATTTTTAGGGAGTTGTAAACCCCCTTTTTTCATTTTATAGGAAAAAAATTAAATAATATTATTTTCATTCGCTGTTATCACCTGGCATTTTAAGAGGACGGTTTAAGAAGTCGTGTCTAGGATCTTGACCATCGATGCCACCTTTCATATATGCACCAAAGAAGGAAGCATAGTTAATAAGGTCGACGATAGAATCTTCTAATGACTCGAAGTTTGGTTCATAATCAGGATCTAATTCCATAGACTCCATAACAGACTGCAGGCGAAGCATCTTGCCAGTCATAATGTCCAGGATAGTAGCACATCCACGTGGATAGTACATAGCTTGTCGAACACGTGACTTTGGATTCTGGTAATCGTTACCTTTTTGGTTCTGGATCTCTGCAGCACGCTGTAATATTTTCAATGACTCTTTCATATTAATCCCCAACAGCTAATGAGAAGTTGCCGTGGTTGTCATTATGGTTTGGTCCAACCCAATCATCCGGTTTAATCAGATCCGGTAAGCCGAATGGATTAGGGCGGCCAGGTTTTACACCAGGCGATTTTTTCATATTAGCTATCCAGATCTCATTCCAAGCCTTCCATGCATCTACACCGAATACGTCTAGTGTACCAATAGCAAAGACACATAGATCGATTAGTCCATCTACAATCTCTTCGGGATCTTTGTTATCAATAGCCTCACGGGTTTCATCCAGCTCTTCCTCTACCATATTAAGGCGGAAGCGGAGATAAGTCTGCATTAGTTCTTTATCGTGTTTATTCTTTTCAAACCACTCGTGCACGCCGAACTTATCGTGCATTTTGTTAATATCTGCTACCCAATTTTCTGACATGGATTACCTTTCTTAATTTCACATAGCACATTATAATAGAATTATCTAACATTGTAAACACTAAAGTAGCGTTCCATCATACTGGGGGTCGATTTTTTTAATCCCTAAAGCCCAGTTTTCCGCTGCATCCTCTACATATCTCAAAGACTTCCCGATGAAATCTTCTTTGTGAAACCACTTAGCGGAATCCTTTTTATAATATTTAAGATAAAAGTATTCCTCTTTATAGTCCACGTGTATTTCACAGTATTCTGATTTATCATCCTTATAGAAGGTAGACAGCTTTTTTCCCATTTATTCCTCCTTCATGAAGTTTACCATTTTTGGATAGATTTTAGATATAGCTCGAGCTACCTCCCTCGCCAATTCCATATGTTCTTTCTGGGTTCCATTTGCCGAACGTAGCTCGACATAATGTATCCAGGAGCGAATAGTACCATTAACATAGAGCCTACTAACTGTATTACCTTCAGGCAAAACTGCCCTAGCTTGTTCTTTTGCGATTCCATTTTCTATTGCCCAATTATATGCAGCTTTTGCTGTGTTGATCACACCTTGCTGATACCCTTTCCACATTTGCTGAAGTTCAATATTTTCATTATCAATACTATTCTGTCGATTCTTTGGATCTTGTAAGCGAGCATCTCTTATAACAAAATCATCATCAAGATCACGAATATCAGCATACCGCTGAGAAAACTCTTGAAATGAAAACGATCTGTGCCGGAGGAGCTGTCTTGCGATGTCTCTTGTGGTTTCGACTTCAATACAGGCTGATGCCATTTCGAAGGGTGACCAGTGTTTGTGCTTGATGAGGTAGTCGAGTAGCTTTGTCGTTGTTTTGGTGTTAGCCTGGTTCGACGGGTTGGAGACACGGGCACAATACGCGACGAGGTCTTGGATGTTATCCAATCCCTTGTAAGCCGCTTCGCCTGCGTGGATACGACCGCCGGGTTGGCTATAGGAGATAAGCTTTGCATGCATATACTTATGATACCTCTTTCAATTTTTTATATCGAGATTGGGGAGAAACCTTAACTTTTATAAACGGTTTATTAGTCTGTTCCTTATTTGGATTGGCAATAGTATAGACTACGGTCCTGCCTTTATCTAATGCCCGTTGCTTATTTAACATTTTTTCCAGAGGCGTTACGCCTATCCCAGCTGTCTTCATTGATGATCTAGCCATTATAATTTAAACTCCTTAAATCGTTCATTCATTTCTGTTTTATCAAATGTAGGCGTATCGTCTACTAAGTCACTGGATCCTTCTGAATCGAATAATCGCATTTTAGACCGATCTACACCCACTAAGAATCTCTTATTAATGTTTGGATCATTATATCTATTCTTTAATTGTTTTACCATAATCTGATTATCTTTAGAAAGCTCATCATTTGATATTAGGGCAAACATTAAGTCCGCCGTTGCGGGTAATCCAAAAGATTCGGACGTATCTTCAAGCCCAACATCCGAGTTAGAATAACCCGAACGCGTCGTCTGCGTTGCAGAGATAATCGGAACGTTGAACTCGACTGCAAGGCCTCGGATCTCTTCGGCAATAGCTTTAATATATGAGTAAGAATTAATAGATCCTCCCATCCCTTTCATACGTGCGGATGCACATATATTTAAATAGTCTATGAAAATAATATCAGGTATAAAGTTCTTTTTTAGCTTTAGCTCATTAAGCAAAGCACGAAAATGATTGGTGTGGGCCTGACCTGTTGGGTATTCCTTTATAATTAATTTACCATTAGTCTTGGCAGCAATCTGTGAAACTTTATTGACTAACATATCCTTAGATAGGGTTTCCAGCTGGTCAATAGGTACATCCAAAAGATTTGCATCGATACGTTCCGCGATCCGTTCTTCGCTCATTTCCATTGTAATATATAAGACGTTCTTACCATCGTTTAAAGCCGCGGCACTGACGTGACACATAAAAAGAGATTTACCCACGCCCGTACCCGCGAGAGCGATGTTAAGCGTCTTATTAAGTAGTCCGCCCTTAGTAATTTTATTAAAGTAGTCAAGATCAAACGGGATTCGGGGTGAGTCCTCATGGTAGAAGTCATATCGGTCAGCTACGTTCTCAATATAATCGTGACCGATATTCGTATCAAAAGAAACAGCCAGTGCCTTTGTAAGTATATCAGGTAAAGAGTTTTTAGTTAGCGTACTATGTTTGCCGTCGATGATACTTATACTCTCCATAATGGCATTGTACACAGCACGATCCTGACACCACTTCTCGGTAGTATCAAAGAGCCATTTATCATCAATAGCTTCTACTGCAAATATGTTTGGAATAATCTCTACAGCATGTTGATATTGTTCGTCATTAAATTTATCAGACTGGTCTACCTCGATTTTAAAAGATTCCTGTGTAGGCAATCTATTATATTTGGCGACGTACTTAGCAACCTCTTTAAATAGCTGCCTATAAACACCATCGAAATATTCAGGCTTTATAAACGGTAAAACCTTACGCATGAACTTCTCGTTAGTAAGCACATTGCGCAGGACTGTTTGCTCTATGTTAGCGTTCATCGCTTTCCTTTATTGAATTTTCTATTATGCCTAATAGTATCGAACCTGCGGTGAGTTGTAAATCCACATTATCAGAAGAATCACCAACAGGGGAATAATCCACCGAAAAGTCAAAATTTAAATGCTCGCCGTCTTCGGCCACCTTTATTGCACCAAAACTAATAACAGTTTCAACAAATTCTCCGGTTAGGATTCGGATATTCCAGTGATCGTCTCTGTCGGAGTTAGGGACTAATTCATAATCTATATTCTCTTTCATTTAGTGTAACACTTCACTAGGGTTAAAAGTTTTTACTTCAACCCTTAAATCAAACATAGTTTTTACCATTTTATTATAATCTTCTTCAGATAAAGAAGTTCTATAAAGTGACATACCAATAGTAGACATAACAGCAGCAACCATCATGGCATCAACTTTTTCTTCTAAGAGATTATTGGCTAAATCTATAAATTTATTATATGTAAACTTAAATTGTTCTTCTTCGTACATTCTTATACCTCTTCCACAATTGTGTCCATATCTATCGGTGCTTGGTAGCCAATACTATACTGCTTTTTTAGAAAATCTTTAAAATCAGTTTCAGCGAAGATTGGATCCCAGAATTCTTTTTCTAAAGTTTGTTCATACCGGACTTTCGAGCCGATCTCTCCAGTTTCTCTATCAACTGCAGCGTACCAACCGTTAGAAGGTTTATTAACATAACCACCGGCAAGAGCACAATCGAGTAAACCAGAAAAATTACGTACACCACCGTCCCAACTGACAGTGATAGGAATCTTAGACTTTTCTTTAACATATCGCGATTTCTCCACATTAATTACGAAGTGATACCCTTGAATTTCTGTACCCTTTTTATCTTGTTGACGACCAATGATCCAAATATTATCTGCGGAGTAGTAAATGCCCGTACCACCAGAGACAATAGCTTTAGGAAATAAACCCATTTCTTGATACGTATGGTTCACCGCTAATAGAGGAATATCTTTCATAGTCAGATAAGGTGTGCACATCCGAAATAAACCCTTAAGAGCTTTGGCTCTTGACATATCAGCTACAGATTTTTCGTTTAGAGCATCCTCTAATTCTTTCTTCGATGCCAAGTTACCAATAGAGTCTATAACGATAACCACACGATCGCCGCGATCAAGTTGTTCTAATTGTCCGATTAAATCGAATTTAAGCTCTTCCACGTTCGCGACAGGTGTGTGTAAAACACGGGATGTGTCAATATTGAATTGTTGAAAGTATGATTGTGGTGAACCAAACTCCGAGTCATAGAACAACATAACTGAATCTGGATATTTTCTCATATAGGCTTCAGCCATCAACAAGGCAAAAGAGGTCTTGAAATGTTTAGATGGACCCGCTAAGACTGTAAGTCCTGGGGTAAGGCCCCCATCTACAGAACCAGATAGTGCCACGTTAATCATAGGCACATCTGTTGGGATCATATCTTTTTCGGTAAAGAACTTAGAATCTGCTAAGACCTCTGTAGTCTTAATCTTACTATTTTTTTTAAGCTTGTCCATAATTGACATTTATCGTACTCTCTTTTATCTAATCCATATTAGGTTTAATTGTATCATATTATTAGGTCGATGTAAACCTCTTATAGGAATTCCCATTGTAGACCAGCTTCTTTAAACATTTGTAGGGTTTGCTCCGTCGACTCTTTCCATCTAGGATTAAAAGCATCACCCTTCATAATAACTCTATGAATACCAACCTGAATTATAGCCTTTGCACATTCGGAGCAACATGGCAACCCCCAGACATACATAGTTGCGTTGTGAAGGCTTACTCCATTGTATGTAGCATTATATATGCAATTAGCCTCTGCGTGAACGATGTATTTGTACTTTTGTTCTCGGTCTTTATACCTATCATCATCTGCTATATGCCTAGGGAATCCATTATATCCTGTGCTTAGTACTTCGCCTTTTCGACCAACTGCAATAGCCCCAATCTGACTCGATGGATCCTTAGACCAGGATGCGACTTGTTCAGCGAGTTTTAAATATCTTATGTCCCAATTATCCATAGAGCTTACTCCAAATGCTTTCGTTTAGTTGACGTTGACACATAGGTTCTTTACGAATCTTGTCGGTCTTTAGTGGATGTTTATCACGGTTAATAATTTCCGGTGGAAGTAAATAACCAAATGTTTGCTTCAATGCCTTCTTTTCACCGTTTCTTAGTCCGTATGGCAACGCAAGAGCATGCTTAACCATCTTGGGTGATAGGAATGGTGCTCTTAATTCTATAGTACTTTCCATCATGGTTCTATCAAGCTTAGGCAGATGATAATAAGGTAATTCACACCAGACGTCTGATGCTTGGCTATCATATTCTTTTGCTCGACGGTAACCACCGAATAGTTCGTCTGCACCATCGCCAGTAAGTACTGCGTGGAATCCTAAGTCTTTTAGTGCACGAGCCATTGCAATCTGTGGCTTAGTGCTACCAAGATCTACAGGTGATTGGTGAATGCGGACCGACTCTTCATCGGTTACACCATCCAGTGTTACTTCAACCATATCATCGGCAATAAGCTTAGCATAGTCTTCTTCGCCATTGTGTACATGAATACAAGTAACAGATTTACCAAGGACCTGTGTAAGGATGCCGTGGATAATACTAGAATCTAGTCCACCGGATAGCAGCATAGAGAGTTCACGTTGACCCCCAAGACGACGATCGACTGACTCTATCATGTCACTGTGTAGTCTATCGGTTTCTACCATACGCCAGTCCCAATACTTATGGACCTGACCTTTGTGAACAAAGCATCCAGGTGGCAGTTGTTTTATTTCATTCCATGGTGTACCACCGGTTGGATCATAGCCCCATTTCATAGTATTGGAATGAAATAGTTCGTTACGTGTAACTGGGCCAAAAGCTTTTAGTACATCTGGTTCTGATGCCATTGCTTCTACATCTGTACGATAATATAAAGGCTTAATACCAAGATGGTCTGTAACACCGAATAGTCTATTATCGACAATAGTTACATAAGTGAAAAATCCGTCGAACCTATTAAAGTCCCGGATTCCTCTAATCCAAAATGTCTGCCACGCACATTCTATATCGTTGACAAACCCCAACTCTTCGTAGTTAAATATCTCACCAACGAATAAAGATTTATTCTGCGGCTGAATAGCTACCTTTGGATCCAGATTAACGAATGGTAAGCTATAATGGCCAAACTGAATAGCATTATTAA